TACTAATAGAAGGGTATCTTTCAGCATAAAATTCTTCTACTTTAGCTAACTCTGTTTGATTAGCTTTTGTAACTGCTAATGCTGATTGATTAACAGTTTTGCTTTCAAGTTGTAATTGCCTTCCATTTGTTTCTTCTTCTTTTTTCATTTTGCTAAATCTTTCATCTACTTTTCTAGCCCATGCTTTTCTAAAGCTATTTCTATATGCTGCACCCTCCATAGCAACCTTAAAAGGATCTTCCTTACAATGCTTAGTCCAATCATCATTTAGTGCTTGAAGTAAATAATCTGTATATATTTCTATCTCTATCTTTCTAGCCTTATTAGCTGTTATTTCCATTTGTCTATGTATGTTACCTTTTGAATCTCTTATATATTCTTTTTGATGTTTTTTGTTTCCTGTTCTATTCATTTTGAAAGGTGTAAAAACTAGTTTTCCATTATAGAAATCTGTTACAGCACCTAAAATTATAGAAACTGCTGGATCTATACGTTTGTAAGGTGCGCCATACCTAAAAGCCATAACTTCAATATCTTCATCAACAGTAGACATATCTAACTGCTGTTCAAGTTGCTCTTTAGTTATGCCTCTAGCTAGTAGTTGCTGTTCTAATTTTGCTTCAGCAGCTTTTGCTTCATGTGGGTTAGAACTTGCTGTAAGTCCTAAGATTTTTGAAAGAACATTTAATGATCTTGTCATTGGATTACCTCTCGGTTAAGTGTACATAGATGAAGGTATAAACAATCTCGCACTTCAGAGGTTATAAAAACTTGGTCACGAGGAATATACCTTCGTTATTTAATCTACCACTAAGGTTAACCCCTGTCAACTATTTATTTGTTTTATAAGTCTTGCGTACTGTTCAATAGTCAAACATACACGCCAATTATCACCCTCTGCACAATTTGGCCTTTTATTAAATCTAACAAGTGTAGCTGCATGTTTGACACCTGCATTTAATCGCTGTTGTTCGGCCTCTCTAGGTTTTTTTAATACTGCTTCACTTTTATTTTTGTAATCTACCACCTGTATAACTGTATCTGGTATGCCTGTTAGATCACCTTTATCTTTGTCCTGACCTGCGCCAAATCTGCGCTCAACTATATAACCAGTAGATGCTGTTAAATATATACATGCTTCTCTTTCTGCCCTATCCCCTTTATTCTTCTGCGGGTTCATTTTTCTAATTCTTTTATTTGTTTTTTAAGTAGCTCATATTCTATTAAATATTCTCTTGTTACAAATTCTGATTTATGGTTAAACATATAACGATCACTTAAAGCACCTAATTTTAAATATAAATCATCTATTATTTTTTGTTTTGCTTCCTTAAATTCTTTGTTAAGTCTATCTTCTTCTTTAGTTTTTTTTGACCAATCAGAAACTAACATAAGCAACTCTTTTATACGCTGTAATGCATTTAATACACGTTCTGATGTTTTCATCTAACAACCCATGAACTACCTGTATCTATTTTAGTAGCTAATCCTTCTTCTCTTTCTTGCTGTTCACGATCTTCAATAGCATTATTTATTTCTTTTTTATATTTATTTAATTCTTCTGTATATTGCCATTTTTCAGGTTTTCTTCTTCTAGTAGCCTTTATACCATCAATTTCAAATCTAGACATTATTAATCCACTTTCAAAATATTGTTCTAAAAGTTCTTTTTTAGCATCAACAATAGCCTGATATGCCTTAATTTGCATTTGTCCTTCTTTAATTTGTTTTAATAATTGTTCTGGTTGTGCTTTCATAAAAAAAATTTAATTTCTATATATTTTCTTGGTACATAATTATCAGGTAATTGTACAAGCCAATCAAGATATATTTTTGTTACCCATAATATTTGTGGATCTTCAAAATGTGCTAACCACTCTTCTCTTTCTATAGCTTCTAATTCTTCTTCAAAAGACATTTTAAGCAAGTAAAGTAACTCTTATTTATAGTATGTGGTTAACCCTAATTTATTGCAAGTACAAACTTAATATTAGTAGCTAGTTTAGACACCACATAGTACAGGTATGTAAACTCTAGCTACTTGTGTTTGTACAAAGGATTTTCCACTATTTCAGAGGCTTGGTTTTTCTCCAAGCTTGATGAGGGTTTCCTTTGTATTAGTTATCATACCTTATCTTTTTTGTTTGTCATTTTTTCATTTACATTTGCGACTTCTTTTTTAAGAATTTTAGTAAATATTTTTTTTAATATTTTCTTTATTTGATTTAATACAGCCTGTCCAGCAATCCCCCCTGCTACGCTCACAACGCTTGCAGTTCCAGCAGCTATAACACTTGATGCGATAACTTCAGGGGCGGGTATTGGCATTTCACCAAAAAACGGTAAATTAAATGTAGCTACAGATTCAGATGATAAAGTTTCTTTGGGTGCTTGCAGGTTCTGCGGTATTATTTCTTGTTTTAGTTGCGACTCTATCCCCTCTGAAGATGATTTTTCTTCTTCAACAGAAGATTCCGAGCCTTCCTGAAGTCCCGACTGAACTTGCTCCAAACTTGGAAGAAGAATTGGATCTAGATAAGGTTCTTCCACAATTGGGGGATAAAAAATTGTTTTAGGAGGGTTAAGAATATTATTTGTGTCTGGTAGATGTGGTAATTCAATCTCCATCTTTTACATCTCCTATAGAAATAGACCAGCCTTCTTCTCCAAATTTACCAGTTTCTATAATCTTTGGTTTTTTTATTTTATTATCTAATTCTTCGTGATATTTTTTTATATTATTATCTAGCTCTAAGTTAAATCTTCGCATACGCAACCAATGAATTAATTTATCTACATAATATTTAATTAGCTTTTTTATAAAGTTAAAAATCATTATTAAATTTAACTTGAGCCGTTAAATGTACCACTTCCTGTTTTTGTGTAACTTATACCACTAGCAAGGGTTACTGCATTACCAGCGGAACCGCCACTCCCGCCACCCCCGCCAGTTCCAACGTAATAAGCACTACTATATTGGTTACGGTTGTAGTTCCAGCCATTACCACCATTACCACCTGCGTTTCCTAAAGTACCGCCATTACCGCCAGAGCCAGCTGTACCACCATAATATCCAATATTACTTGCACCACCCGCACCATTAGATTGAGATTGGTTCCAGCCAGCACCATTGCCACCGTCACCTCCATCACCGCCTTGAGTTGCTTTTTGGTGAACACCGTAATAAGCAGCAGCAGAGCCACCACCACCCGCACCACCACCACCCCCGCCAGAAATAGTGCCAGAGTTTGCAACAGTTACGTTATTTGATTGTATTAATATTGCATGTCCGCCATCACCACCATTACTACCATTTTGACCTTGGTAGCTGTCATTCCAATGGAATGTATTTACATGAGGGTTAACATAATTATTTAAGTTGTCACCACCTCCACCAGCACCAGCACTTCCACCTGTACCAGTAACAGTGCCACCAACGACTATTTCTAATGTGCCACCCATACCAGAGTTAGCAGTTATGGCCGCTGTACCACCAGTACCACCAACATTTATTCCACTAGCCACAGTATATATTTTTGCAACATCCGCAGACCAATCAGAACCAAATACACTAGAAAGGCCAATATTTGTTTGGTTATTAGATGCGGCATATTCTACCGCACTAGCACCCCCAGCACCCAACAACATTTGCTGAATAGGCATTAGCTCAAACCTGCTCCTGAGATGTAAGCTGTATTAGCAGCGGCAAACCATACAGTAGCCATTCCTCTACCAGCTAAAGTTCTGTTTCCTGTAGCAGCGTCAGATGTATTATAAATAGTTAATCCAGAACCTTGAGTTATTGTTTGGTTTGATCCACTGTTATTTATGATTGTTACTGCGTCATTAGCAGAAAATACTGAATTATTAAGAGTAACACCACCTGTAGATATATAAATAGCTTTGCCAGCGTCAGCGGCTACAGCCACATATGCCCCACTTTGTGCATTAGCAGGGATAGATCTTATATTACCTTTACTGTCTGATATAGTTCCTGTTGTAGTTACGTTTTGTGATCCAAAATCAGAAGCTATTTTACTACCACTTATAGCTGCATTACTTGCAACAGAATCATTAACAACTGCATTACTTGCAAGTTGATCCGCACCAACCGCATCATTAGCAATACCTTCAGACTGTGCTTTTGTTAAACCCATTTAAAGACCTCCTTTTTAAGGCTTGGGATATTTTGCTTTTACGGCAGCTATATGATCTTTCCATGTAGTCGTACCATTTACACTGTCCCAATACTGCATATCTAATTGCTGAGACATTGGTAAATATATACTATCTGTTGTACCAGCTTCACCTGTTCTTTGACGTTGATATAATGAAGCAGCCTCTTGTGCGTTTAAAGTTGCTCTTGCTTCTTTTACTTTTGCATCATCAACACTAATAAGCTTGCCATCTTTGTCGAAGCAACCAAGAGAATCATCTATTGAAAATACTTTATCTTTATATGCTAAATAAATTGCTTCATGATCTAAGGCCATAATTTAATCCTTTTTCTTTTATTATATAAGATAGCCATTATGCTGCTACCTCTATTGCTGTAATTGATGATGCTGTTCTTGCTGCATAATCACCTTGATCGTATCCAGTTCTATTAATATACGCGATTTTTCCAGAATCAGTTCTAACACCCCAATAAACTTGATAAGTTATTTGTGATGTTGTATTAGGACTATCTAAAAAGTTTTCACTAACAGTAGATAATCCATAATCATTCCCCAGATATGTAAAATTTGTTGCAGGTGTTTTTCCACTTGCAGTATCTCCTAAATAAATAGCTGTGCTATCTCTTTGTAACTGATATCTAACCCAAGCACTACTAGTTACACCCTGTTTGATGTTGACAACTACGTGAATTTTACTTGAAGTTGCAGATGGTGTTATATTAACCGATAAACCTGATATTGCAGCAAAAGCATCTTGACCACTACTTCCTCCTCTACTTGCAACGTCAGTTTTTACTGTTTGTTTAAATTGAAGAATTTTACCAACACCTCCGTTTGGAAATGAAGGCTTACCAGCACTATCTATTGTCATAGCATCACTAGATGCTGCGGTGCTTCTTATTGCGTTGGTGACTAATCTACTCATGCTGCTACCTCCGCTATAGTTAATGAACTAACAGAATGATAATTTGAAGCACCTGAAAAATATTTATTAATAGCTACCACATTAACTCCATCTGCCCTAAATTGTATTTTATAAGTATGCGTACCAGCGGTAGGTGAATCTAAGAATGTAAAGGCATGATTTAAAAAATGATTAGCATTAACAAACATTGATTGAGTTGCAAAACGAGCAACACTTGTATCCGATGGTTGAGCAATGTTTGTAGAACCTCTAACTATATTAAAATCTTTTACTAGACCTGCACCTGATGAGTTTATGTTATACATTACTAAAACTTTATTAGCAGTCCCACCTGTTGATCCAACTGTTATTGTTTCAGATAATCCAACTAAATCTACAAAACTACTGCTAGTACTTGTCATTGTATCATTTTTAAAAGCTTGTTTAACTT